AGCTACCATTAACGACGTATACGAACTAACCAGTCAAATGCTGGATAGAGGTTTGCAAGATTTTGAAAGGGTAGGTCAACATCCTATCCTTTCATTGGCTTTGTATATCCATGAAGATGACTCTTACTTAATCTACGGACCTGATGGGAGTCTATATGGAGCTTACGGTGTGTCGGAAGATAACGCCGTTTGGATACAGATGACAAATAAAGTCAAAGATAATCCGCGCACAACCGTTAGATTCGGTAAAGCGTTAATGGAACATATAAACCGTCCTTATCTTTGGACGACTATTGATATTAAAAATACTAATCTAATTAACTTAGCTAGGTATTTAGGTTTTAAGGTACTACGGGTATTCCCAGATGGACCTGACAATGTTTACTCTATAGAGATTGTACGATTATGGCAATAGGAGCAATTGGTGGTGTAGCTGGACTTGGCGGCGGCCTTGGCGGCGGAGCATCGACATTTGATCTACGTGGGTTTGGTAGCTCATGGGGCGGCAGTGGCATAGGTCAGTCTGCTGGTAAAGCTTTAAGTGGTAAAGGTGCTTTAGGCGGCGCTAAAGGCTTAATGTCCCTTGGCTCTATGATTCCTGGCGTCGGCACTGCCTTTGCTATCGGCAGCATGGCTCTCGACGTAGCCGGAATGTTTATGGATGATGGTTCTGGTGAAAAAGCCTACCAAGAGGCTTACCAGAAAGAAATGGATCGGTTCCAAATGGAAGCCAGGAACCGTCAGCGTGAAGAGATGTTCCAAGCTCAACTCGCAATGGTTGAGGGACAACTAGAAAACAACTCCATCGCTGCTTGGGATGCTTGGTCCTCCGAACAAACCCGTCTTAATGAAGTTTACGATAAAGCAGCTTTTACTTCCCAAGCTCTTCTTAAACAGCTTTTGGAAACACGAGGAGTTGCTGCAGCTGGTGAACGTTACGGTAAAAGTGCACGACGTGTAGCCGATGTGTCTACATTAGGTGCCTTTGGACGCTCTCGTGCTCAACTGACTAGACAACTACAAAGTGAACGGTCGGCAACTGTTCAAAGCATGAAGATGACTTATCGTAGTCTTAACATGGCTAATGAACGTGCTTTGGCTAAGCTTGCCCCAGTTGAGATGGAGTTTGCTCCAGCACCGGCTTACACTGATTACACTACCTCTGGTCTCAAACAAGCCCTGCAGATTGGTCAGTCCGCTTTGACTGCTGTGAAGAAGGGTTATGAGCTGACCCCAGCTGGTGATCCATTCTTTGGTAAAACCAAGCCTATCAAACAGGTCAAAATTAAAAAAGACTAAATCATGAACGGATTTCAAGAACAACAGTTGTTTTCCGGTGCTGCTAGAGTCCAAGGATTCCAGCCACAAGAGACACCGGATTTAACAGCTGGCCTACGGGAAAACGCTGAAACCCGACAAACTAATTTGAAACGGTTGGCTGCTGAAGAGAATCTGCGTCAAGCTAATGTTATCAACAAAAAGGTAGAAGTCTACGAAGCTATTGGAAACTTAGGTATTCCTATGGCTAAACAGATAGCCGAGTTGACTGCTAAAAGCTTTCTTGATTCTCAAGCAATCCAAGCACAAAACGATTATCGCAAATCAAAAGATCTTGGTACCACACCTGAGGGTACTCAAGCCTACGCTGAGTTGTTGGAGCAAGCACGTAAAGAAGGTGCTATTACTTCCGAAGCTGCTGCCCAACTAGCTAAGCAAGGTGGTTCTCTTGAGCAGATTAACTACATCAAAGGTCTGCCCAGATACCGCCAGTTGTACGCTATGCAGTATTACTTAACTGATAAGCGTAACAATTTGCCTAATGCGTGGGAACAGTTTAAAGCAACTGACACCCAACAGTACACTGACATTAACGGTCAAAAGTTTACTGTTAAGGATCTAGAACTTAATCCTGACAAACATCGTTCTAAAATTGTTTTTGGAGCTTTTACTCAAAAGCAGTACCTTAAGGATGGATTTAGTCAGCAGTTTAATCCTAACCCTGAAGTTTCTCGTATTTATAACGAAGGTATTAACGAACTAGAAGATAGCTATCTTACAAGTGTTGACAACCGGATTAACATTCAAACGTCTGAAGAACTTGTTAACAGCGGTATCCAAAACTTTCTGTCTAACGGAAACTACAATGATCTAGTTCGTGCTTACCTAAATTCTTACGATCCTAAGACTGGTAAGGTTCGTGACAATGCTGCAGCACTGGCTGCTGCTGAAGCTACTGTCGTCGGATTGTATGCTTCTGGTCAGATCACCCGTGAACAGGCTGTAGGTATCCGTACTCAAAAGGTTGAATGGGATAAAAAGGGTCGTGACTTTGATAAGTTCTACGCTAATCGTCTTTATGCTAAAGATGGTTTGTTTGCCCAAATCAATGCGGTTGACAAGCGTAAGCTGGACATTGCTGAAACTCAAGATAAAATCAAGCTTCAACAGTTTGAGGATGCTTTTGAGCAGCAAAAACAGAAACTGTTAGCAGAAGGTCGTCGGTTCACCAACGAAGATGTGCAAGATCTTGTACGGTTTGGTCGGGATGAGCTTGGTTTGTCTATGAATGACATGAGCTTCATGCTGCAGGATTATCTGACTGCTCAAGAGGCTGATGATGAGGCACAGATGCGTCGTCTTAAACCTATCATTGATCAACAAGGTTTTGTTGAGATGTCAGACCTTGAGGGTGTTAGTCCTGAGCTTATTGCTGAGCTTAATAGGAATAAACTGATTCGTGATCAGGGTCTTGAGGAGTTGACTACTGGTAATAAGCAAGAGGCTCGTGATACTATCCGGGCGTTTACTGGAGCACGTATTAAGATTGAAGAAGGTCAGCCTGAGCCAGTTGAGTTTGTTCGTCAGTATAACAACGCTTACCGGGCTTATGAAAGCTACATGCGTGGTTATATGCTTGGCGGTATGACACAAGACGAAGCTCAGACTTTAGCAATTAAAAAGTTAAACGAAAACAACGCACAAGGTACTTACACTAGAACTGACCTGCGTCCTCTTCCTAACTCTAAATTTGCAAACGATTTGTCTTTAGCTCAAGGTAATCTTAACGATCAATCGTTTGATTATACTACGACTATTTTACCTAATTCGGAGCCGTATCTTGAACAACTTGATAAATGGACAAAAGGTGAGGCTGCTTTCCCAAGGTATTACACCCTTACTGCTGCTACCAATAAGTATATCAGCGGTTGGGACTTGGCATCTCAGCAGTATCGCATCAAGTATAAACGAGAACTTGGCAAAGATGCTAAGCGGCGGGCATTTGAAAACCAGCCTGCCGCAGTTCAATCAGTCCTAAACTTCCATCCTACTCAAAAGAAACTGGAGCGAGCTAGGACTACTAACTTTGCACCTCAAGCATCGACCCTCAGTAATCCTCTTCTTAAACGTGCTGCAGACATTACATCAAACTATGAGTCTGCAGGTGCTGGCGGTTACAACGCAGTTAATCAGGGTGGTGAAGCAGGTGGTACTAAAATTCCTGCAGGATTCTACTCTGGTGATTTCAGGAACATGAAACAACACGGTGGTCGTGATCTAACCACAATGACTGTTGGTGAGATTATGGATCTTCAAGCTGATCCTGGTAAATCCATGAGCAATGCTGAGTGGGTAAAACAAGGTAAGCTTCACGCTGTTGGACGCTATCAATTTATTGGTAGCACTTTGAAAGGTCTTGTAAAGCGTTTGGGTATTTCTCGTGATGAGAAGTTTAGCCCTGAATTGCAAGATCGCCTTTTCTTATCTCTTCTAAAGAGTGGCGGTCCTGGCCAGTGGGTTGGACTTAATAAAGCTACACCTGAAGAACTCGAACTAATCCGTCGCGCTCAAGGAATGCTATGACATTAGAACAACAAAGAATTGACGCGACTTCTATGGTAGCCAAAGAGCTACGTGAACGAGAAGAGAAACAGCGTCAAGAGGAAGAACAACGTAAAGTTGAACAAGCTCAGTTAGAGCAAGAGAAAGCAGCTGTTGCTGAACGGGAAGAGTCAAAAAACACAATGAACATGTTTGAGCGTGCTCAAGCAAACATTGATGATATGCGGGCTGCTAAAGAAAAAATGCAGCCTAGCCAGTATGGTTCCGCTGAAAACGCTATTGATTTTATTGATTCAATTAAAGGCGGTGTAGCACAGACTTACAGCTCACTGATGACGTTCCCAGAACGTGCTATTGACATGACGACTGGTGCTTACCAGCGTGAAGTAGCTGAAACTGGTGAATACAAACCTGAGTTTGATCCCCTTGGTTTATCTGACTATGCTGAATTAGGCGGCAATACTTGGTGGACTAAGTTAATCAAAATGGGCACCCATTTTACTGGCATGGCAGGTGCTGTTAAAATGGTTCCCGGTGTCGGACCAGCGGTAAAAAAAGCTGGATTAAAGGGTGACGTTGCTGTTGGTTTTGCTGGTGACCTTCTTTCTTCTAATTCTCAAGAAGGTAATATCAGTCAACAACTATATGAATCTAAGTTACTAGAACGTGTGCCTCTTGTTGGTGAAGCTATTGCACAACCTGCTGTTGGTGTCCTTGCAACTAAAGATACTGATCATCCCTGGTTAAAAACCCTTAAAAATGCTGTCGAAGGTATGGGTGCTGACCTTGTTGTTGGTAGTATTCTTAGACGATTGGATCCAAGTGGTAAAGTAGACGCTAAGCGTAAAGAGGATATTCAAAAGCAAAAGGATGACACTGCTATCGAAGAGATGACTGCATCTCAAGATCAGCGAGCAGCTAAAGAAGTTGAAATTCAACAGTTTGAAACTGAAATTTCGACTATGGAAGCACGGATCAAAGGTATTGCCGATGGTCCTAAAAAAGATCAGTTGAATCAACAACTTGATATTCTTAAGAACGACCTAGAAACTACTAAGCAAGAACTGGAAAACGGTAAGTTTAGTGCTTACGTTAACCAGGAGATTGCTGATCCTTGGCTGGGTGCCCCTAACTCTCGTGCTGCGTCTACCATTGAACTGGATAAACAAGCTAAGCGCCTAGATGACATTGGTGATACCCCTGGCATGGGTTCTACTGACGCTATCTTTACCCCTGCTCAAGCTAACCGTATGGCTACTCAGTCTGGTCTACTGGACGAAGAGCTGGAAAAGATGGGTCGTGAACTACTGACTGATACGAAATACCAGAAAGAACTTGCTAAAGCTAAAGCAAAAGGTCAAACCTTTACTGAACACTACAAGTGGCATTTTGACCGAATGCAGGAAACTATGGGTCGCCACGCTACTGCTGTAGATGCAGAAGATTTTTGGAAACCATTCTTTGATGATCCTGCTAATGTTATTGGTGATGAACTAGTTTGGAAATCTAAAAATGTAATTTCTGCTGACCTTGTTAACGCTTCGTTGTTCTCTCAACTGCGTGACCTTGGTATTGCCAGTCGTGAGCTGCTAGACGTTGCAGACATTATGGACACCGATGGTCCGATGAAGACCATTGCTGACCGTCTAATCATTGGTTTGACTAACGTTAAACGTTCACGTTATTATCAATCTGCTGAGTTTCGTGCTTTGCAAGGTATAGAAGTAAAAGAAGCTGAGCTCAGGACACGTACTGAAGAGATTCGCGTTGAGTCGGAGTTCGCAGTAAACGCCATGATGGACATGGCACAACGCTCAGACAATGATGCTCTGGCACGTGCTCTGGCTGAGGCATTCTCCATGAGCAATAAGATCCAAAACTGGAAAGACCTTGACGCTTACATGCGTACCCGTCTGACCAGCATGGGTGTTAATGCTAACACTGGTTTGATGATTAAGGAGCTGCAAAGTGTGATGACACACAGCATCCTTAGCGGTCCTAAGACGCCTATGCGGGCTATGATGGGTACCAGTACCGCTGCACTGTTGAGACCGGCTAACACCGTTCTTGGTGCTGCTATGCGTCGTGATTGGGATAGCTATCACGCTAACCTTGCTACGATTAACGCCTTTGTACAAACTATTCCAGAAGCATTTAAGCTGTTTAGGACTAACCTAAACGCTTATTGGAAGGGTGATGTGGCTACCATTAAAACTCGTTTCCAAGAGGCTCAAACTCGTTCTGCTGATGAGTGGGCATTCTATGGTGACTGGGTAGAAAGGAACGGTACTTTGGGTGACAAAGCTGCTTATCACATTACTAACATTGCTCGTGGTCTTAACAACAGTAAGTTTCTGACGTACAGCACCTCTATTATGGGTGCTACTGATGATGCTTTCAAGTTGATTATGGGTCGTGGTCGTGCACGTGAAAAGGCGATGCGTCTTGCTCAAGAACAAACCAAGAAAGGTATTGTACCAGAAGTTACTCCTGATTTGCTCAGGAAGTATGAAGATAACTTCTATGATGACCTACTTGACATGGATGGTAACGTTGATATTAACAGCGATACCTTCCTCAAGTCTATGGTTGAAGAAGCTACTTTGACTAAAGATCTGGACAACCTTGGTAAAGCTCTTGAGGATCACTTTACTAAGATGCCTTTTACCAAGCCGTTCTTCCTGTTTGCTCGGACCGGTATTAACGGTCTGATGGTCAGTTACAAGAACATGCCTGGTATCGGTTTGTTGCACAAAGAGTTCTATGATATTAACAGAGCTACGCCTGATGATCTGATGGCTGTGGCTAAGTACGGTATCACAACTGCTGAAGACCTGGCTAACGCTAAGGCTATGTACGCCGGTCGTCAAGCGGTTGGTGGTGCTGTGACTAGCATGGCTGCATTCCATTATATGAATGGCGGTCTGACTGGCAACGGTCCTCAAAACCGTCAGCAGCGTCAGCTGTGGCAAGATACTGGCTGGCA